ATCCTCAACCTGCTTAGCCACGCTACTTATCCTCGCTCTTGCTCAGCTCGCTTAGGGCTGCGGACTCCATCACTTGAAGATCCTCCAGCATCGCGGCGCGGTCCTTGATGCAGTATAGGTCGAACAGGCCACCGGACATGAGCAGCACGTCGTACTTCAGGCCTAAGTAGCCGGCCATGGTGGTGTTCCACTGCGTTTGCATACGCAGGAACATAAGCACCGTGTCCCAGTTCTCCTCCCAGACCTCGTAAGTTGCGCCGTCGGGCGGCGGCGCAGCGGGTAAGCGGAGACCGAACGCTGCCGCGTCCTCGCTGCTTTTGTCCTCTTCCCGCTTACCGCCTTGCGCCCAATACCTAGCGGCGCCGCTTAGTTTCCCTGCTTAGCGCCGTCGAAGGTCTCGGTGTAGGCCTTGAGGACGCCGCGAATCCAGTAGGGGTCGTCACTGAACTCCTTGAGGGCTTCGAGGGAGAAGGGCACTGCTTTGCCTTCTTCGTCGTCGATTCCGTCCCACGCAAGCACCACAGCCTTGAGCAGAATAAGATCCCCCTTCTCGCTTAGGGTTGCGAACTCCTTACGGCCCAGGCGCTTGAAGGTGATGTCAAAGGTGCTGGAGTCGAAGATGCCGCCATCTGCGGGCTCTTCAACGGTTACGGGCCACTTGAAGGTCTTGACCTTTTTGCGAACGAAAGACATAGGTTTTAGGCGGGCATAGGCAGCGTAGCGCATAAAGAAGCCACTAAGCGGCGCAGCTTGGAGGCGGCGCAACTTAGCGGCTTAGCGGCGAAGTGGCGCGGCCTAGGTGAAGGCCAATGTGAACTCGTCGTTGCCGCTGGCGCTGGGGACTGAGGTGTAGGGCAGGTTGAGCATGGCGATGCCGTCGGTGTCGCCGTAGCTGGGGTCGCCGAGGTCGGCGCGGGCCGCAGTCAGGGTGACGCGGTTGCCAGCTGTGGTGCCGTGCAGGAAGGTCAGGTTACCCGTAGTTCCGTCGGTCAATGCGGCGCTGAAGTAGTCCTTGGTGGCGATGGTCACCGCCTCAATCATCACCGTGCCAGTGACGTTGCGCTGCGTGATCAGCACTTCCTTAGTGCAACCAACCAATTCGCGGTAGACAATGGTGTTGCCAATGTCCAAGCTCACTGACTGGAGGCAGCCAGCGTAGCTGAAGAACTGATAAGCCGAGGTGTTGCCCTGCTTGAAGATCAGCGGGGTGGCTTGGGCGGAGTAGGTGACAGCAGGGGCGGCTGTGTCCGTGGGCGGAACGTAAATGCCGGTGAGAGTGAACTGGATCGACGGGATTTGGCCGACTTCAGCGTTGAGGGTGAAGGTGCCGCGGGCGCCTGTGACTTTGTGGAGTACGCCGTCCAGGTTGTAGTAGATGGTGCAGCTGCTGAAAGCGGTGCTGACGGGCGCGTAGGTTGCCGAAGTTGAGGCGACCAGCGTTTCGCTCATTCCGCAGGCCTGCAAAGCTGCGCCGTAGCGAGGAGCGGTGCCGGCGGTGCCGGAGCCTGCCAGCTCGACCGTGAACTGACACTCAACGCGGGTATTGGCGAGCAGCTGCTCAGAGGCGCCGAGGTAAGCGCGTACCAGGTCGCGGCTAACTACGTCGCTCTGCAGGGGCGTAACGCTGAGGTCACGTACCAGCACGGCATCGGTGCCGGCGGGAACAATGTCGGTGCCATAAGTGCTCTCCTTCTTAAGGAGGATCAGGCGTTTCCGAGATAGCAAGGCCATGGGTTGTTCCTCTTAGAGGGAAGCGGGTTTGGTCCGCTCAACGAGTGTGCGGATACCTGTTGCAGGGTCTAGGAGGTAAGAGCCCCCCTGCCCGTGAAACTCATCAACAACGCTAAACGCGGCGACTTCAACTAGGCTGCGCTGCTTCACTAAGTCGTGCTGCGGCGCTAGGTCGTGCTGCGCCACTTCCGGCGTAGGCGACGCTATTAAGTCGTGCTGCGGCGCTTCTTCCGGCGCAGGCTGCGCTACTTCAGTCTTAGCCATGCGATTGCGTGGTAACTAGGTTTGAGTCTAGGCGGCGGCGCTTGCATAGCTTCGCTATGGCGAAGCGGCGCAGCTACACACTCAGGTCACTTACGGATGTGCGGTAGAGGACGCGGTAGGTGCAGTAGATGACGCCTACGGGGGTGTCGGCCTGTTCGAGGGTGAACTCTGTAGGCCCCGGCTGTACGTCGATGCACAGGCCGCCTAGGGTCAAGTCGGCGACGATCTTGGCGTGGAGCGACTCGATTATGGGGTCGGCGGTCTGGTCTGGGACGTTGGCGCGGACTATTACGACGACGCGAACGGTGAGGGTGTGGTCAAGGGTTGGCAGGCAGGTGTTCTGCTCGACCACATCGTTTACTGGTTCGAGGACCAGGGCGGGGGATTCGGCGCGGGCCACCGGCTCGACGCGGCTTCGGTAGATGCGGGTGCTAACGCCTGTAGTACCGGTTAGCGCTGTAAATAGCGCCTGCATTATGCTTTCGCGCTTGGTGGCCACTAGCGCACCTCGGTGGCGACGAGGCGAGCACGGCCGAGGGTGATGTCAACGTTGCTGCTGTGGTTGGCGATGAACAGTGCTACTTCATCGTTGGCGGCCATGCTGATCATCCAGTTGGTGACCAACTTGGCTTCCTCGTTGCCCGAGCCGGTGAGGGCGCGGCACTCAGTTTGATCTATGGCGGTGCCATTCTTGGCCAACTTGATGCCGAGGACCTTGTTGTTGCCACTGACGGTCTTGGCGTCGATGCTGCCATAGATCTGCATCAGCTTGGTGGCGCCGCTGGTGTTCTTGACGGCGAAGGTGTTCACAGTGCCAAGCGTCATGCCGTTTGCGGTGGCGCTGTCGAAGGTGCCAGTAAGTCCCGTGCTTACGTACACGCCCTGCGTAACTATGTCAATGGTGCCGCTGTCCATCTTGCTAACCTGGCCGCGCACAAGGTCGGTGTCAGCGAGGCTGTAGTACGGCAGTGAGGACCAAGCAGTCGATCCGGTGCCGACTTTAAGGCGCAGAGTGTCCGTCTCGGCAGCAACCTCACCTAGCAGCAGTGTGGGGTTAGCGGCGGTCCAGGCGGCGGCGGTGCCACGGCGAACTCTTATGCGAGCTGTGCTGCTCATAGGACCCCGCCGCCGTCTAGATCGTTGCCATCAATGTAGGCGGAAATGGGCGAGCCACCGTCGATTTCGGGGTCGAGCTGCGCGATGCCTAGGTCGTCGATAGCTGCATCAGGCCCGTTGGCGTCTATGGGGGTGAGAACGGTGGTGTAGGGCACCTCAGTTGAGCGCTGCAGGCTTAGCTGGACGAATACGCCGTCGGTGAGGAGGACGGCGGCGCGGACTTCGTAGGCGGCGCCGTTAACGGTGAGCTGGGAGCCGTAAAGCAGGCCGCCAAACTTGGAGGCCTCGCAGGTGACGGTGTAGTCGGTGCTGATTATTTGATTGTCGAGCAGGATCTCGCTGGGCATGTCGAGGATGCCCGTACCCGTGACGGCGCCGGCAGTGACAGTGACACCGAAGTCAGCCAAGTAGATGGAGGGGTCGTCGGTCAGCATAGGTTTTTGCCACGGGTACAGCCTAGCTACCGCAGCACACAAGAAAGCCGGGGCCGTTGGCGCAGCACCCGGTAGGCGTGGATCAGGTCGCGAGTAAGCGTGGCTGCTTAGTCGGGGACACTACGAGAGCTCAGAGAGCTATGCGGCGGAAGGCCCTCATTTGCCTAGGACCGTCTTTATTGTTCAAGTTACGGGCACCATTTCTAAAATCTACAAGGCGTGCGAACGCTGAAATGTCATCTTGCGTAGATGACCAAGTGTTTTCAAGGGCAAAGGCTTCTGTGCCAACGCTAAACGCAGTCAACACAGTTTGCGTTGGGTAAGAAGAAGTCCAATTGCTGTTGCGTTGCGGCACCGCGTAAATGTTTGCGCCAAAAGCTGCGTTATTGGCCGTACTGTCTGGCTTTAAATTGAAATAAGCAATGTCTAATTCAAGTCGAGCAGGTAGATACCAGTCTGTAAATCCGCCAATACTTAGGCCGGTACAAAAATTACCGGCGGGATGAACAGCAATGCCCGCTGTGACCATGGCGGCAGTATTAGCAAAACCGTTAAAGTCGCTGGATGTTCCAGCGGTAACGGTGTTAGTGGTTTTGAATTGCGCAATAGTTGCGCCTGTAGCCTTGGGCGCCACAATCAATGCATGGGTGGGGTTGCCGTCAGCAGTGTGGCTGATGTAGCCGGCGAAAAAGCCACCACCAAAAGCTTCGCCAATAACTGCTGGGATGCGCTGTTGCGGCGTAATAACCCAACTCATGGCACCATCCTCCAGGCGTGATTAGTGGCAGTGTCTAAGAGGTAGGTCATAAGGCTATGCGGCGGAAGGCGCGAGTTCTAAAAGTATTTACTTTCGGATCAGACGCACCTTCTTGGCCATTAGAAAACCTATAAACAAAAGCTGTACTTATAGCGCTCTGCTCGGATATCCAGTGAAAGTCAGCCACAAACGCTTCCGAAGTATTCGTAAATCCGGTAACATGAGTAATTGATGGATAAGTGGTTGTGTTGTTAATGGCTCTTAATGGCACGGAGTATGGGTTAGCCCCACTAAATGCGTCATTAACGGCGGTTGTAGGCTTTAAGTTAAAGTATGCGATAGACATTTCGTATCTTGATGGCAAATACCAGTCAGTAAATCCGCCAATGCTGAGATTTACGCAGAACTGAGCAGCAGGGTGATCGCTTATGCCTGCGGCAACTATTGCGGCAGTGTTTGCTGCACCATCAAAGGAGCTAGTGGTGCCAGCGGTTGTTGTGTTGGCAGTCTTCCACTGAAGGTTTGTGGTCAGCGTGTAGCCGCCGCCTGTAGCACCAGTAGCCCTAGGCGCCACGATCAGCGCATGGGTGGGGCTGCCGTTAGCAGTGTGGCTGATGTAGCCAGCGAAGTAGCCACCGCCCCAGGGCTCACCCAGCACAGCCGGAAACTTTTGCTGTTGCGCCAACACCACCTTCCCCGGTACATAAATCGGGCTCATGGCTGACACCTCGTAGTGTTATAGGTTTCGGTGTTGGTCATGGTATTGCTACTCCAAATGCGGTGATAAGTGCTGACACGCGGGCGTCCAAGAGAGCGAGGTCTAGGGATTCGCCGATGCTGTAGAAAGCTAGGCGGGCGTTGGTATAATTGCCGATGGTATTGAGATAATTATCAGCAAATACGACAATGTTAGAGGTTATTGTTTCCGCAGCAGATGTTGAACTACCGCTTGTTGTTGTTCCACCAGTACGACCTGAAATTGTGCTGGCGTTATTACGAAAAACACCTTTGAAACCTGTCGTATTCCCTTGACCAGCAATTAGTAACGGAGCGGGAACATTGCTAGCATAAAACCCTAAGGTATTTGTGCTAGCGTCTCTTATAATACCAACAACTCCAGCTCCTCCACCGGATAGATAAAATGGAAAGCCAGAAGGTTTAGAGTCTCCGGTTGAGAC